TCACGCATCTTCGGCTTTCGTGCTGAAGGCGAATCGAAAGCGCAGATGGGCAGCGCCAGCGCGCTTGTGTCATTCCGGACACTGCATGCAGCCCCAGAGTCCCGATTCGGCCGGGCCATTATCACCAGGACACCAACATGCTGACATTGGACAAGTTCACCGGCATCAACAACGTTCAGCCTGGCCATCGGCTCAAGACAACCGAGCTGGCCACGGCCATCAACGTAGACATCGGCCTGGACAACGAGATTCGTCGCCGACAAGGATTTGCCCGCGTGAGTGATCAGTGCCACAAAAACCTGTGGCAGGCCGAAGGGTTCATGCTGGCCACGTGCAATGGGGATCTGGCGCGTACCGATGGCACAACGATTACGGTGCTCAAGCCGAGCCTGGGCGTGGATCGGGTCTGGTATTGCAATCTGCCGGACGGGCGGACCACGTTTAGCAACGGGCTCATCAGCGGGGTGACGGATGGCTTGAGCGTGACTCGGATGGGCGTGCCAATTCCGGCGGGCGTCGGGGTCGCCACCCCGGTGGCTGGCCAGATGGCGCCAGGAGAATACCGATGGGCCGTGACGCATGTTCGCCTGTCTGACGGGCTTGAAGGAGGTGCCGCATACGCCGCGCCGGTTTCATTGCCTGATGGCGGCCTTCTGCTGACTGCGCTGCCCTTGCTCAATGGGTACGCCACCAACATCTATCTGAGCAACGGCGAAGCGTTTTACAGGGCGGGTGCAACCCTGGGGGCCAACTTCAGTTACCTGGGCGCCAATGATGCCCTGGTGCTTCCGCTGCGCACCGATCAGGTGTACCCGATGCCCGTGGGCACGATCACCGCTTTTTGGCGTGGCCGGCTTCTGGTGGCTTCGGGGAACGTGTTGTGGGCGAGCCTACCCAACAACTGGGAGCATTGCGATGTTCGACGCGACTACAAGCTGTTCGAGCAAGATATTACGCTGCTCCAGCCAGTGGATGGCGGCATTTTTGTGGGCACCGAAGGCGAGCTGGCGTTTCTGAGCGGCCAACAGTGGGACGGTCTGAGCTACACAAGCAAGCGCCCTGGGCGGGTGGTGCTGGGCTCTGGGGTGCGAGTGCCTGGGCAGTCGTTGGCCGGTGCAGCCAGTGATGCCATGGTCTGCATTTCGGATGGCGAGCTGGTGGCGGGAATGGCGGACGGCTCAGTCAAAGAGATGGCCCCCGATCGATACCAGACCGATGTGCAGGAGGTGTACGCCACCTTTCGAGAGGTGAACGGCATTCCCCAATACATTGCAGTGCCGACATGACGCTGTTCAACCTGCAATGGCGCACGTTCGAGGGCGAGCCCGTCACCGGGATGACGCCTACCCGAATGATCGTCTACCCGGACCCGCCCGGCTTGACGATGAATGCGCAGCAGCAGGGGTTTGTGGCGCACGTTTACAGGCTCTTTTGTGACGCCATCAATGTGTCGCCTCACCGAGATGGTTTCCATGCCCAGAACCGTGTAGCGCCCGATGGCACCAAGGTTCGGATGGAGTCAATCAACGGGGTGCACACAGTCAAGGTGTGGATTACCCAAAAGACGCCTTCTGGCGAGCCAGGGGGGCTGTATTTGGTGCTGGCATACACGCCGCCGGCGGGGCAGAATTTCGGGCACAGGCGCTGGGTTTTGCGCATCGAGCCAGATCTGACCCGAGCAGAGGTGGTGTTCGCGGGGCGGGCAAGAACGGCGCAGACATGGGAAGACGAGCCGATCGGCGTTGTGGACGGCGAAGTGCTGTATCGGAGAGAAACGGCTGGGCCTGGGTTTTCCGAATGGAATGTCACGCAGCATAGTACGCTTTACCAAGCGTCGTACCTTCACGGGAACCCGCCCGGCGGACCAGCCCAGACTTTCACCTGGGACGTCAAGACATTCACCGCTTTCAGAACCCGATCCACCAACGGATCACAGATTCGTCTTGGTCCGAAAACTCTATGGTCGATCGATTCACATTTTTATGCAGCCGATGCGCCGTCGGTGGTTACTTTCCAATCGCAAAAGTTGCCGCACCCCGATACGGTAAATCGGCCTGGGGGGTCGCTGTTCCGGCTGACACGACAAGTAACGACCGAGCCAGCGACTGTGCGATCTGCCGCCTTCGAGGTTGCAGGCGTGCACCCCGACTTTTTGTTTGCGCGCAGAGCCAGCGTTGCAGGCAGGGCCCAGGGGTATCGAGCAAGGGGCACCTCCGCGATGGGGGCGTTATTTCCCAACGGTTCGGCGACGCAAGACATCGACCCATGGTTTAGCGGGTCCGGGTTGACCATGACACTCGACGACCTCTGGGAAATCGATTCTCTGAGCAACGGGCAAAACGTCGCCAATCTTATGCTTGAAGTCACAACGAACAATATCGAGTATTGGCGCATCAAGTCAGGCGGCAGGGTTTCAGATTCGGGTGACGCAGAAATCAGGTGGGCAGCAAATCCTTGGTTTGTCCCCAGGCAGGTATTTAGAGGCCTCACCACCTATGGGCCTGGCTTCTTTTCGTCCTTCTCCGGCTTTCCCGGGGATGACCCTTTGCCGGCCGGCATATTGCAAAACGTCTCGATAGATGGTCAGCATATCTGCTGGACAGACTACTCAATACTGGCGAACCCCACCCCGAACCTTATCGGCCGGCGATATGCGAGGGGCAGCTTTGTTCCGTTATTCGACCTGAATACGCCGACTGCCTCGGCTGTTTGGTCGGCTGCTGACAACCAGATAACAGATGTGGTCGGCTTAAAAGATGGGTTCTATGGAATCGCTTTTGATGGCGCGACAAGCCGCTCGCGAGGTGGGCCGGTGATCTTTTTGTCTAGGTATGGGCAAGGCAACCCCGAAGCCATTTGCAGGCTTTCTGACTTGCTGCCAGACGAGATCAAGACATTCTGGGAAGAAGGCCTGATCACCATACCAGTTTGGAGGCCGTGGGGTGCAAATGAGCGCATGGCCAGCTTCAAGTTGCTGCTCTTTAGGGAAAAGACATGAAAACCATCGTCCTCAATACCATGAATGGCGCCGTCACAGAGTACGACGGCTTCGACTTCCACGCCATCACGCCGACGCACGCCGGTTCGTCGCTGGGCCTGTACGCACTGGGGGGCAACACCGACGCGGGCGTGCCTATCGTGGCCACGATCAAGACCGGCAAGTCCCTCTGGGGCTCCAGCCTCAAGAAGTTTGTGGATCTGGTGTTTTTGGCCATCAAGGCGACGGGCACAGGGCGCGTGCTCATTGACGGTGAGAGCACCCCCTATGGGTTTTCCTTTCCGATTGACCCACGGGGAGAATCCCGCTGCAAGACGGCCCGAGGCATTAAAGAAAACTACCTGGCATTTGGTTTCACCAATCCGGCGGGACAGGATTTCCAGATTGACCGCATTGAGGTCAACGTGACGCCGAGCAAGGCAAGAAGGACACAGTAATGAGCACCCCAGACTTTGACGGCAGCGCCTTTGCCAAGGTGGAAGATGTTTTTACGGTCGCCAGCCAGTTTGCCGAAAACGCTTACACCAAAGCTGAGTCGTTCGTGAACGCGATCAACGCGACGGTGTATGCCCCGCCCACGCTGTCGGTGACATGGAACAGCCTGACGGCCCCCACACTGCCCAGCCTTCCGGCCCCTCCGGTATTGCCAGACATTACATTCAGCGCGCCAGGCGGGATGCCAGCCGAACTTACGCTGCCGGTGCCGTCCATCACGATTGATGACTTTTCCGAGCCGGCGCCGACGTTGGCGGACCCGCTGCCTCCCACGATCAATTACGGCATGGTGCCCACTGTGCCATCGATCGGCAACGTGCCTGTACCCGAGGCGCCCACGCTGTCGTTTCCCGAGGCGCCCACGCAACTGGGCTTGAACATCGTCAGCTTCCCCGGCTTGAATCTGCGAGAAGAGTGGCTGGATCGATTGGATGACGTGCCCACCCTGGACATTGTGGAGCCCACGCCGTACGGCTATGCACGCGGACCCGAGTACGCATCGGCCCTGCTGGAAGAGTTGAAGGCCAAGCTGCTGCAGCGCATGCAGGGCGGCACCGGGCTTGACCCGTTGGTGGAGCAGGCCATCTGGGATCGGGCGCGGGACCGGGAAACGCTGATCGCACTGGGCAACGAGGCGGACATCTCCCGGCAGTCCGAGGCCTTGGGATACAAACTGCCGCCCGGCGTACTGACGGCGCAGCTCAGAGCCGCCCAACAGAACTACTACGACAAGCTCAGTGGGCTCTCGCGTGACATCGCCATCAAACAGGCCGAGCTGGAGCAGGCGAACCTGAAAGACACCATTGCATCAGGCATGCAGATGGAGTCGACCCTGATCGACTACAGCTACAAGATGGAGCAGTTGGCGTTTGAGATTTCCCGCGCATATGCCGACAACGCCATCCAGGTCCACAACGCCAACATCGAGCGCTTTCGGGCGCTGCTGCAGGGCTACGAGTCGTACGCCAACGTCTACAAGACCATCATTGACTCGGAGCTGGCCAAGGTGGAGGTCTACAAGGCCCAGCTCGACGCCGAGAACACCAAGGCCACCATCAACAAGTCCCTGGTGGATGCGTACAAGGCCGAGATTGAGGCCAGCATGGCCCAGGTGGAGATTTACCGGGCCCAGGTGAGCGCCGCGCAGACCCTGGTGCAGCTTGAAGAGGCCAAGATTGGTGCGGCAGGCGAGCAGATTCGCGCTTACGTGGCCCAGGTCAACGCGGAGACGGCCAAGGTCGAGGCGTACAAGGCACAGGTGGGTGCCGAAGCGACCAAAGTGGAGATGTACCGCACCAAGGCTCAGGCCTTTAGCGCCAAAGTGGGTGCGCAGGCCGAGCGGGCGCGTGCAGAAATCAGCCGTTACAGCGCCTTGTATCAGGCCAAGGCCAGCGAATGGGACAGCTACCGCGCCCGTGTGCAGGCCGAAAGCGAGCGGATTCGGGCGCTGGGCGTGCAGTCCAATGCGTTACTGGACGGCTACCGCGCCGCCACCGCCGCCACTGTGGCTGAAGCAGAAATGAACACCAAGGTATGGGAAGGCCAGATTAAGCAGTACGAGGCGGGTCAGAACATTACCCTGCAGGCGGCCAAAATCAACGCCGACAGCTTGATGACGGCCAACAATGCCCGACTGGATGCAGCCAAAGTGGGTGCCCAGGTGTTTGCGCAGCTCACGTCAAGCGCTTACGGCATGATGAACGCCAGTGCATCGGTGTCTGGCAGCCGCAGCATGAGTGTGGGCTACAGCTACAGCAACGACACGGACAGCACGGCCCCCACGGTGTCGAGTATCTAACCCCCTGTAGGGTTTGCGGCTTGGCCCCATGACGGGGAGACTTCACGGAAACATCCATGAGGCACCCGACATGGCCACCACCCAAGAGGATCGCAAGGTCCGGCCCAATAGCTTCGGCGACTCGGCAGCCGCCATGGCTTCCATCCGTCAAGCCACACAGGCACCCCAGACGCCCACCCTTTTTAATAAGCTCCCGCCCGGCGCAGTGACGGCGGGAATGTCCGCTCCAGCACCCGCTCCACAAGGATTCAGCCCCAGGGCGTTTCCCATCAACCCAGGCTACCTGGCCAAGCTCGACAGCGACCGCGCCGCCATGGAGGCTCGCCGGGTAAAGCCTCCGGCGCCCGTTGCGCCCCCAGCCACGCCTGCGCAGCGCCAGGCCATGCAGAGCGTCACACAAAGCGTGCAGCAACCGGTGGCGCC